TATTATATATTAAAATGGGAGGAGGTTTAATGCAACTCGTAGCTTATGGTGCTCAAGATGTCTATCTTACTGGTAATCCACAAATAACTTACTTTAAAGTCGTCTACAGACGTCACACTAACTTTTCTATCGAATGTATCGAACAACCCGTCGATAGTTCCAAATTCGGTGGAAGACAAACTGTCCAAGTTCTTCGTAATGGAGATCTTGCCACTCGTATGTATTTACGTATGGTTCTTCCCTCAATCACTGGTGATAAACTCCCTACATATGATCAGGGTTTAGACTCTGCTTACAATACTCGTATTGCTTGGGTTAGACGCGTTGGTCATGCTATGATTAACACTGTTGAATTAACCATTGGTGGTTCTCAAATTGACAAACACTGGGGAACTTGGATGGATGTCTGGTATGAACTTACCCATACCAATGAACAAGAAAAGGGTTACAATACCATGATTGGTGATGTTTCTGAATTAATTAACTTAAAAGGCGCCGTTACTGGTACTGCTGCTGAAGTTATTCTTCCTGAATATACCCTTTATGTTCCTCTTCAATTTTGGTTTTGCAGAAACACTGGTTTAGCTCTTCCCTTAATCGCTCTTCAATACCATGAAGTCCGTCTTAATATTGAACTTAATCCAGTTGCTGATCTTCTTGTTTGGTCTGGTCCTAAACCCAGTACTAATACTATTACTCTTGGTTCATGTGGTTTAATGGTCGATTATATCTACTTAGATAGTGAAGAACGTAGAAGATTCGCCCAAGTTGGTCACGAATACCTCATTGAACAACTTCAATTTGGAGGAGCTGAAACCCTTGTCAGTTCCAGCAATAGTGGTTCTCTTAGTGTTAAACACAAGCTCGAATTTAACCACCCAACCAAAGAAATTGTTTGGGCTCCAGTTATTGGTGCATGGACTGAAGGTAATACCTTCCTTACCTATACTGGTTTTGATGACACTGCATCTTGGAAAGTAGCTCTTGATGAAGCTGCTACCAACATTGCTGATGGTATGTTTCGCTTTAATAATCCTAATGTTGCTGGTTGGGTTGCAGTTACTGGTTTATCTGCAGCTCAGGGCGCAAATAGTGTTGGTTCATATGTTGCAACTAATGTTATTGCTGGACTTAAAATTACTGTTGTTATTCAAAATCCTACTAATGTTGCTTTAGTAATTGCACCACCACTCTTTGTTAATCCTAATGTTCTTACAACCTCTACTGGTGGATTTCTTTCTAACAATATTAAAAGTGTTGTCGTAACTGTTACTGCAGTAGTTGTTGGAGCAGCTGCAACTTTTGTTGCTGTTAAGGACGGTCTTACCGTTGCAATTATCGTAAATGGAGCTATTCCTGCTGGCAATCTTCTTCCATCTGGAAGTGTTCAAGTTCTATCCCACACTCTTACTCTTACTGATGCTTCTCTCCCTGTTGGAACTGCTGATTTAGTTGATAACCGTGCCTGTACTCTTGAAGGAGCTGCATCTGTCAGAGATGTTACTGGTTATCTCCCCAATAATTATGGTCTTAGATTAGATGGTGCTGGTAACCTTGTTAACAATGCCAAGATCCAACTCAATGGTCACGATCGTTTCTACGTCCAAAATGGTTCTTACTTTAACTCTGTTCAACCTGCTCAACACCATACCAGAACTCCTTCTGATGGTATTAATGTTTATTCGTTTGCTCTTCATCCCGAACAACATCAACCATCTGGTTCTGCCAACTTGTCTCGTATCGATACAACTATCTTAGCTGTCACTTACCAAGATTCTTTAAGATCTGCCAGTGGTGTCGCCAAGATGAGTGTATTTTCGAATACCAATGTATATATCTATGCATTCTCTTACAACGTTCTTAGAATTATGAGTGGTATGGGAGGTCTCGCGTACGCCAATTAGGGTGTTTAAGGGTGTTTAATCATATTGTAATTTAAAATTTTAATAAATAATAAATTTATTAAAATAATATTTGTTATCTTAAAATAATATTTTTACTTGAAATATTATATTTTACACAAAAAAAACTTATAATAAAAAATTATTAAAGATATATATTATATATACTTTTTCTATTTTGATTAAATATAATTAATAAATATAAATATAGATTTTTTTTTATAAATATTTTTTTCTATTTCATATTATATATTAAAATGGGAGGAGGTTTAA